CCCTGGCCGATGCCGGTGGCGTCCACGCCGATGTATTCGACACAGTACCGTTTTGTTAACGCCTCAATGCTTTTTGCCTGGGCGGCAAAGTCCATGCCTTTCCACTGGTGGCGTTCCAATACGCGGAATTTGCCGCCGTCCACCAGCGGCGGAGCCACCACGGCACAGCCTGCGCTGTCGCCGGTGTGTGACGGGTCGTAACCAATCCAAACGGCGCGATAGCCAAACGGACGCACGGCGAACGGGCTGAAATCCTGCCATTCCTCCGCGCTTTCCACCATGCAGCGCTGCAGCTCGGCGAACGGGAATACCGACGTCTGGTCGTCAACAAACTCACACATAAACAGGTTGCGGAAGTCTTCCGCGCTGTTTTCCTGTTTCAGCGTGTCGATGTTGAACAGGTTGCAGCCCCCGGCTAACGCATCCTCAATGGTGACGATTTGCCGCCACTGCCCGTCCTCACAAAGCCGCCCTTTTGCCAGGGCGTGATGCCCGATATCCAGCTCAATCCGGTCGTTCGGGTTTTCCCGGCCCTTGTTAAATAGTTCACCCGACCAGAACGGGTACGCGCCGTGCGTCAGCGCTGACGGCGTGGAGAAATAGGTGGTGCGCAGATGTTCCTGGGACGCCATGCCGCTGGCGACCTTGCGCAGCTTCTGGAAGTTGGGGATCCAAAAGATTTCGTCCACGTACAGGTCGCCGTTATGGCTTTGGGCGGTGTTGGAGTTGGTGCCTAAGAAAATCAGCTTCGCGCCGTTGTTGCCGAGCACAATCGGGTCGCCGGTCAGTTCAACACCGGCCAGGCGCGCAAACTGAATGATGTACTCACGGAATACGTAAGCCTGCGTTTTACTGGCGGAGAGAAAAATCTGGTTATGGCCGGTTGCCAGGGCGCGCAGCAGAGCTTCGCGGGCAAAGAAGAACGTCGCGCCGATTTGTCGCGATTTCAGGATGTCGCGGATACGGTGCTTAAGCCCCGCGTCGTACCAGATACGCTGATAAGGGAAACACTTCTCGAAGAAAATTTGCTCCAGCGCCGCCAGTGACTCCTCGCTGAAAAAGTTCTTAGTCGGCTTCTTGCGGTCGCCCTTGTTCCGGTTGGCAACGTTCGGATTTAAATCCACCTCATTCCTGCTCTGACCGTAGCGATTCACCCTCGCCAGGCGTTCCATTAACCGGCCTAACGCCTCCATTTCCTTGTAATCCGCATTCCCTTTAACGTCTTTGGTGGTGAGCTGAATCAGGCGCGCTTCCAGGCTGGATTCCACGCGGGCAATGGGCGCGACGTTGTCCCAGGCGTTGCGTGTTTTCCAGCTCTGCACCGTCGGTAACTTTTGGTTCAGCATCTCCGCAATCTGACGCACAGAAAACCCCTGCCAGTAAAGCAGTGCCGCCTGTCGCCGTGGGTCGCTGATGATGGGTGATTTTGTCATTTTCATGACTGCCACGTTAACGGGCGGCACGCTGATTTTCCTGCTGCCCACGTTGTGCCATCAAGCATCAACCCGCATCGGCTGGCGGTGTCGGACATCTGTCGGGAAACTTGGATTTCTCAGAAGCACACACCGACTGGAGTCAGACACATGGCAACAAAAGCAAAGCGTTTTCGCATCTGTACCGAAGGGGCAACCACCGACGGCCGCGAAATTACCCGCGACTGGATTGAACAGATGGCGGCGACCTATGACCCGAAGGTCTACGGCGCACGCATCAACATGGAGCACATTAAGGGCTATTTCCCTGACAGTGCATTTCGCATGTACGGCGATGTCACCGGCGTTTACGCCGAAGAAGTGGCTGATGGTGCCCTTAAAGGCAAGCTGGCATTGTATGCGGATATCGACCCGACGCCTGATTTAGTGTCGATGGTGAAAGCCCGTCAGAAGGTTTACACCTCCATCGAAGTGAACCCCTCGTTTTCCGATACCGGCAAAGCCTACCTGATCGGCCTGGCCGTGACCGACAGCCCCGCCAGCCTCGGCACCGAGTACCTGCAATTCAGCGCGAAGGCGCAACAAAACCCGCTGGCGAGCCGTAAGCAAAGTGCGGACAACCTCTTTACCGCCGCCGAAGAAACGGCGTTTGAGTTTGAGGAAGAAAAACCGGCGTCGCCGTCGCTGTTCTCCCGCGTGAAACAACTGCTGTCCAGCAAATCCACTTCGGATGATGCCCGTTTTAAAGACGTGCATGACGCCGTTGAGGTGGTGGTGGAACACGTCGAAACCGGCCTGCAAGCCACTGATGAAAAGCTGTCCGCGCTGCAAACCTCACTGACGGAACGCCTCAACACGCTGGAACAAACCGCGAAAGATGACCGCGAACAGTTCAGCACGCTTAAAGACAAGCTGGAGAAATCCGCCCCGCAGAACTACACGCAGCGCCCTGTTTCCAGCGGCGGCGGCAAGGGTGATGCAGCCCATTTCACCGACTGCTAAGCACTGCGCTCGCGATTAACCCGTTAACCAATTTGGAAAAAAACGCATGAAACAAACAACCCGCTTTCAATTTAACGCCTACCTGTCCCGCATTGCCGAGCTGAACTCGGTGGACACCGGCGACCTGGATAAAAAATTCAGCGTGGAGCCGTCGGTGACGCAGACGCTGATGACCCGCGTACAGGAATCTTCCGCCTTCCTGCAGATGATTAACATCATTCCGGTGGATGAAATGAAGGGTGAAAAGGTCGGCGTCGGCGTGTCCGGCTCTATTGCCAGCACCGCAGACACCAGCGGCACCGGTGAACGTCAGACGGCTGATTTTAATACCCTGACCGCTGAGGGTTATGAGTGCCGCCAGACGAACTACGATTTCCATTTCCGCTACGCCACGCTCGATCTCTGGGCACGCTATCAGGATTTCCAGGCGCGTTTACGTGACGCCATCGTGAAACGCCAGGCGCTGGACCGTATCACCATCGGTTTTAACGGTGTTGAGCGTGCGGCAACGTCAAACCGCACCAAAAACCCGCTGTTGCAGGACGTGAACGTGGGCTGGCTGCAAAAGTACCGCAACAATGCGCCGGAGCGCGTGATGAGCAAAATTCTCGGAGATGATGATGCCGTGATTTCCGCGACCGTGCGCGTCGGTGCCGGGGGCGACTTTGAGAACCTCGACGCGCTGGTGATGGATGCCACCAACAATATGGTTGACCCGATTTATCAGGATGATACCGGACTGGTGGTGATCTGCGGCCGTCAACTGCTGGCAGACAAGTATTTCCCGCTGGTGAACAAGGCTCAGGAGAACTCGGAAAGCCTGGCGGCAGATATGATTATCAGCCAGAAACGCATCGGTAACTTACCGGCGGTGCGTGTACCTGGCTTCCCCGCCAATGCCTTCATGATCACCCGCCTGGATAACCTGTCCATCTACTGGCAGGACGGAACGCACCGCCGTCACATTGAGGAAGTGCCAAAGCGTGACCGTATCGAAAACTACGAATCTATTAATGAGGATTTCGTGGTGGAAGATTACCGCGGCGGCTGCCTGGTCGAAAACATCCAGCTCGGCACCTTCAAAACCACCGCGCCTGAATCAGCGGAATAAAGGGGGGACATCATGATTAGCCCTTGCCGTCGTCACATGTTGCGACAGTCCGCCATCATCGCCGCACAGCAGGCCGCCGGTCAGCTGACCCATGCCACCGGCTACGAACTGCAAATGCAGCGACTCAATGCGGATAAGCAGGAATTAAGCAAGCATCAGTCCTTCCAGGCCAAAGCGGAAGTCAAGCGCCGCCTGCTGCCGGAATACGCCCCGTGGGTGTCGGGCGTACTCGCCGAAGGGAACGGCGCACAGGATGCCATCCTGATGACCGTGATGATCTGGCGTATTGACGCCGGTGATATCGCCGGTGCGCTGAACATTGCCCGCTACGCCTTTAAGCACCGGCTCGCGATGCCGTTCGGCACCCGCACAGCGGGCTGTGCCTTCACGGAGGAAGTGATCGGCCAGGCCGCCCGTGCCCGCACTGCCGGTGAGGCGGTCAGCATTGAGCTGATGCTGGAGGTGCTGGAGCTGACTGACAGTGAGGATATGCCCGATAAAGTCCGTGCGCAGTTGCACAAGATTATCGGCTATCTCTACCGCGACGGCGGCAAGGACACGTTAGCCCTGGAGCGTCTGAAAAGTGCCCTCATTCTCGACGGCAAATCAGGCGTAAAAAAAGACATTGAGCGCCTGGAGTCTGCCATTAAAAAGGCATCCGGCAGCTAAAAAGCATGCGCCCCGCGCAGGGCGGCACGCCAGCCGAGACCGGTCTTTGACCTTGTTCGACGCTGGCGTCCACCGCCCCCCATTCAGAGGTCATTATGTCTCTTGTTGTACCTGCACCGAAACCGGACGCCGCGACGGAACCCGCGATTAAAAACACCCATTTTTGGCCTGATGTGGATCCGGTTGAGCTGCGCGACACGCTGCGGCTGGAGGGCACCGTCACGGCGAAAAGGCTGCGCACCGCCGCAAAGTTTGCCATGACCGAAGTGAACGCCGAGCTGTTCAGCTTTCGCGATGCGCAGATTGCCCAGGGATTTAATCGCCTGGCGGATGTCCCTGCCGATCAGATTGATGACGAAAGCGTGAAGGTTTGCGCCTATCAGCGCGCCGTGGCGTCTATTGCCGCAGCCTTCCTGGCGGAGCGTTACCCGAATAACGACACCACGGACAAGGGCAGCCAAAAAGCCGAAATCGTGGAAAGCACCGTAGATGATTTATGGCGTGACGGCCGCAACGCGATCAGCGATGTCGCCGGTGTGTCGCACTGCATCATCGGGCTGCTCTGATGAAAGTCATTGCCGAACAGGGCGACACCGTAGATTCGCTTTGCTGGCGGTACTACGGGCGCACAGAGTCGGTCGTTGAACACGTTTACGCGGCTAACGTTGGCTTAGCCGCACAGGGGGCAATTTTGCCCCATGGCTACGCGGTGGAGCTGCCGGACATAAGCCTGCCCGCAGTCAGTGAAACCGTCTCACTTTGGGACTGATGACCATGGAGCGCATCACCTCGTTTATTTGTTATTGCATCGCCGTCTTTCTGGCCTGGCTGGGTGGGATGTCTTATCAGGATATTGCTTTTTTAGTCGGTGCCGCCGTCGGCGTCGCGACCTTCCTGGTGAACTGGTACTACCGGCGCAAAACGTACCGACTGCTGAAAGCTATAGGCGTCAGAGGAGACATTAATGCCGCCATCAATCGTTAGACGCTGCGCCGTCGCCGCTGTACTTGCGATTGCCGCGCTGCTGCCGCAAACGCCGACGTTGAAAACCTCCGCCGCCGGTCTGGCACTGATTGCCGACTTTGAAGGTTGCCGCCTGTCGGCCTACCAGTGCAGCGCGGGCGTCTGGACAAACGGTATCGGGCACACGGCGGGCGTGAGGCCGCAGACCCAAATCAGCGAACGTCAGGCCGCCGTGAATCTGGTGGAAGACGTGATGCGGGTGGAGAAAGGCATTGCTCGCTGTATGCCGATCACCATGCCGCAACCGGTGTATGACGCCGTGGTGTCGTTTGCGTTTAACGTCGGCGTGACGGCGGCCTGCAAGTCCACGCTGGCGTTTTTCATCAACAAAGGGAAGTGGCGGGACGCCTGCGAACAGTTACCGCGCTGGGTGTTTGTAAACGGCGAGCGCGTCACCGGCCTGGAACGCCGCCGCGTGAATGAGCTGGCCTACTGCCTGCGGGGAGTCTGATGCGCATTTTAATTTTGTTGCTGCTGGCAGCCTGCGCCCTGGCGGGGCTGCAAACCTGGCGTATCGGTGGCCTGCATGATGAAGCCGACCAGGCACAGCGCATTATTGGCACGCTGTCCGCCGGTATTGAAAGCCGCGACAACGCCATTCACCGCCTGAACGACGAGGCCGTAACGCGGGAACGGCAGGAGCAAAGCCTGCGCGCACAGCTCTCACAAGCGGGGCAGTTAGCGCGGGATCGTGAAATTCACCTTCAAAGGTTACTCAATGAAAATCAGGAAATGCGCGATTGGTATGCTGCTGCTCTGCCTGACGGTATTGGCCGGATGCACGCACGTCCCGCCTTTGCCAGCGCCGCAGATTATTTACGTTGGCTGTCCGGCGGTAACCAGTTGCCCGATACCGGCAAGCGCACCGGTCACTAACGGCGATTTAAGCAGTGATGTCAGAAACCTGGAGGCCGTGCTGACAGCCTGCGGCCTCCAGGTGGAAGCGGTCAAACAATGCCAGGAGGAACACCGTGTTAAAACCCGCACAGCTACGAAAAGCGTTAACTGACGCGGTGCCGCTGCTACAAACCAGCCCCGACACCCTGCGGATGTTTGTGGATAATGGCCGCATCGTTTCCACGTTAGCCAGTTCGCTGTCGTTTGAATACCAGTATCAGACAGAACTGCTGATCACCAACTTTGCCCAGGACTGCGATCTGATTATTGTCCCGATCCTGGCGTGGCTGCGTGAGAACCAGCCGGACATCATGGCGACGCCGGAAAAGCAGCAGACCGGCTTTAAATTTAAGGCCGATATGCTGGATGATGGTTCCTACGATATCGCGATTGATGTACAGCTCACCGAGCGCGTGATCGTCAAACAGGTTGAAGCCAGTCTGTACGTGGAGCATTTTCCGGAACCGCCGCTGCCGGAGCCGGTGGAAAGGCCGAGTGAACTGTATCTGCACGGTGAATTAGTGAGTCAGTGGCATGAGTGAGCTGTCAGCGTTTGATACCTGTCTCGCCGGGCTGATTGCCGCGCTGTCCCCGCAGAGCCGTAAGGCGATGGCGGCCACCATTGCGAAGCGTCTGCGCAAACATCAGCAGCAGCGCATTAAGCAGCAGGTCACGCCGGAGGGGCACCCCTTCACGCCGCGCCGCCCGCAGCCTCTAAGAGCAAAGAAAGGCCGCATCAAGCGGGAAATGTTCGCCAAACTGCGCACGGCAAAATACATGAAAGCCAAAGGCACCGCTGACGATGCCGTGGTGGAATTCACCAGTCAGGTGCAGCGTATGGCAAAAGTGCATCAGTACGGGCTGCGGGATCGCCCGTCCGTCCGTGCAAAAGAAATGCTGTATCCGGCACGCCCGCTGTTAGGGTTGGATGCGGAGGATATGAAGATTGTGGAGGATGAATTGATTAAATTTTTAACTGGATAACTAATCAATTTTTTGCGAGTTCAAGAACTGCATCATCAGAGCGAATTAGAAAATACTCGCAAAAAATTTAATGCATCACTCATTATTTCAATATTAGAGCCATCCAAAATGGAATTTTGTGCGTGTGCAATGTTATTCCTAATTGATTCTATAGACTCCATTGATTTTTTAAATTTCTTTTTCGAACAACCAAAAAAATCGATGAATTTTTGGTTGTTCAACAATATGTTCTTTTTATCACATATCTGAAGGCATTCTTTTATAGTTAACTGTTGATTCATTCCATTCTCACGCCTTTTGGCAAAAACGCCCTCTAAGATTTTAAGCCTTCCTTTACTCAGAACACTTTGCCATGAATCGTCAGGGAAATAATGTTTTATCCAATAAGATAAATGCATTTCAAACAATGAAATCAGGCCAAATATATATATTCTTACTGGCGGCTTGTTTAGATCAGCCTTAGATAGAATACCCACGACTTTATCAATGTAATTTACATATACAAAATCATTATTTTTTAAAACATTGAAAATTTCAAATAACGGTGTCGAATCTGAAATTATACGATCGCGCTTAATCTCAATAAGATAATCTTTGACCTGACCGTCAATTAATGAATTAGTCATAACGAAGCCAATAATATTCTCCTGAGCATCAACAACACCAGCACTATCAAAATCCCTTTCTGTTAGAGCTTGCCTAGCATCAGAGGCATTACTCTGTGCTGAACAAGAAACTAAAGCTTCATAAATTACTTGCGCGGTAATCTTATCGGTAAATATTTTTTTGAAATCAAGAAAACCTGTTCCTTTTCTTCTTTCACCGGTGCTTTTAGAAACCCAAAGGTCTTGTCCCATTTGATTAAACCCTTTATTTATGCAAATTAAATTCTATATAAATCAGCATGATAACAAATATAACACATCAAAGACTCTTAAGATAATATCTAACTCCAAATCTTATCCTCGTTGTACTACCGATGCCACAATCTCACTTAATTGTCTAAGCAACCACACAGCCGGCATTCTTTTATCCATGAATACATCCATCCCAAACAACGACATTCCGCGCCTGCTGCGCAATCTGATCCGCATTGGCACCATTGCCGAGGTGGATTTAGAGGCGGCGACTTGTCGCGTTAACACTGGCGGCAACGTCACTGACTGGCTGCACTGGCTGACCGCCCGCGCAGGGCGTTCCCGTTCCTGGTGGGCACCGTCCATCGGTGAGCAGGTTCTGCTGTTCTGCCTGGGCGGCGAGCTGGATACCGCCTTTGTGATGCCTGCTGTTTTCTCCGATGAATTCCCTGCGCCGTCGGGGTCAGCCGATGCTTTGCACGTCACTTTCCCTGACGGTGCGGTGATCGAGTACGAACCAAAAACTGGTGCACTGCAGGCAACCGGTATTAAGTCCGCCACGGTAAACGCGTCGGAAAAAGTCGCGGTGACTGCACCGGATATCACCTGTACGGCGAAAACCCGCATTACGCTCGACTCGCCGGAGGTGGTCTGCACCCACAAACTCACCACGGGCAGCCTGGAGGTGAAACAGGGCGGCACGATGACCGGTAACCTTACCCACTCGGGCGGCAGCATCACGTCAAACGGCGTGGTGGTGCATACCCATAAACACAGCGGCGTCCAGACGGGCGGCGGTCAGACTCAGGTGCCTTCATGACGAATGCGAAATACATCGGCCTGGCTCGCGACACGGGGCGCAGCGTCGAAGACCTGGCGCACATTCAGCAGTCGGTCAGCGACATTTTGCGCACGCCCGTCGGTTCCCGCGTCATGCGCCGTGACTATGGTTCACTGCTATCGATACTGACTGACCGCCCGCAGAATGCGGCGCTGCGGCTGCAAATTATGGCGGCCTGTTACAGCGCGATCCTCAAGTGGGAGCCACGCGTCAGCCTGACCGGCATCACCTTTGACACGACGTTCGACGGAAAAGCCGTGGTGGAACTCACCGGCACCCGCAAAGATACGTCCGCCGCCATTTCCTTAACCCTTCCTGTGAGCTAACCATGGCAACTATCGACCTGAGCCAGTTACCCGCCCCCGACGTGGTGGAGGTGCTGGATTACGAAATCCTCCTGGCGGAGCGCAAAGCTACGCTGGTCTCCTTGTACCCCGAAGACCAGCAGGCCGCTATCGTCCGCACGCTGACCCTGGAGTCTGAACCCATTGTGAAGCTGCTGGAGGAGAACGCTTACCGCGAAGTGATCCTGCGTCAGCGGGTGAACGAGGCGGCGCAGGCGGTGATGCTGGCGTATGCCACCGGTACGGATCTGGACAATATCGCCGCGACGTTCAGCGTGGAGCGCCTGACCATCACGCCTGCGGATACGGTCAGCATGCCCGCCGTGGCGGCAGTGATGGAAAGCGATGCGGATTTGCGTATCCGCGCGCAGCAGGCGTTTGAAGGGCTGAGCGTGGCGGGTCCGGTCGGCGCGTATGAGTATCACGGGCGCTCTGCCGACGGGCGCGTGGCGGATATTTCAGTGATCAGTCCGTCGCCTGCCTGCGTGACGATTTCCGTGCTGGCACAGACCGGCAACGGCACCGCCCCCGCTGACCTGCTGGCGGTGGTTCAGGCCGCGCTCAATGACGAGAACGTGCGCCCGGTGGCTGACCGCGTGACCGTCCAGTCTGCAACCGTCGTGAATTACACCATTGACGCCGTGCTGTATCTGTTTCCGGGTCCGGAAGCCGAACCCATCCGCGAAGCCGCCGAAGCCAGGCTTATCGCCTACACCACCGCGCAGCACCGGTTAGGCCGCGATATCCGGCTGTCCGCCATTTATGCCGCGCTGCACGTTGAGGGCGTCCAGCGCGTGGAGCTGAAAAGCCCCGCCGCTGACATCGAGCTGGATAAAACGCAGGCGTCATTCTGCACCGCGTACACCCTGAAAGTGGGCGGCTACGATGAGTGATCGCCTGCTGCCCGTCGGTTCCTCGGCGCTGGAAGTTGCCGCCGCCGAGGCCTGCGCCGCGCTTGAAAACGTGCCGGTGCCGCTGCGGCAGCTTTGGGATCCGCTGACCTGTCCGGCAAAATTTTTACCGTACCTGGCGTGGGCGCTGTCGGTTGACCGCTGGGATGAAAACTGGCCTGTCTCCACCAAGCGCCGCGTCATTCAGTCCGCCTGGTTCATTCACTGCCATAAGGGAACCATCGGTGCCATCCGGCGCGTGGTGGAGCCGCTCGGCTACCTGATTAACGTGACCGAGTGGTGGGAAACCAATGACGAACCCGGCACGTTTCGCCTGGATATCGGCGTGCTGGAAACCGGCATCACCGAAGACATGTATTT